GAAATTGGGATGTGAGTAGTGTTACTAATATGAATTTTATGTTTAGGGATGCAAATATTTTTAATCAGCCTATTGGAAATTGGAACACTAGTAGTGTTACTGATATGGCTGGAATGTTTTATGAAGCACCCTTGTTTGACCAAGACATAAGCACCAAACCAGTTACCGTTGGAGGAGTAACTTATACTGCTTGGGATGTTAGTAATGTTACCACGATGGGCGCTATGTTTGCTATAGCAGGCTCATTTAATCAAGATATAAGTTCTTGGGATGTAAGTAGCGTGAATACAAGTATGGGTAACATGTTTGTTTTAGCAACCTCATTTAATCAAGACCTTGGTGCTTGGGATGTGAGGGGTGTCACTAATATGAGTTTTATGTTCCAAAATAGTGGATTAAGTACTACTAATTATTCTAATACTTTAATTGGCTGGGCTGCTTTAGTATCTTTGCAGAGTGGTGTAATTCTAGGGGCAACGCCAATCCAATATTCAGCAGCAACAGCAACAACAGCACGCAATACACTTACATCTGCACCTAATAATTGGGGAATTATAGATGGTGGGCCAATTTAAATTGTTAATTTTACTAAGTTATATAATCCTTAAATATTAAAACAATTTTTATTTTTAATGTATAATAATAAATACACGCATAATGACAAAAGAAAAAGAAGTAATTGAATCTAAACATTGGCAATGGATTAAAGGAGATGAAACCGGTTCAGTAGTTACTATTAAAGACGAAGACGGTGAATGGATAAATTTCACACAAGGTGGTAGATTAGCACAGGCGCTAAAGGCTGAATATTTACAAGAATTGGATTCAGACATAGCTGGTGAATTTGTAAAAACAACTAATTCCGTTGTTGATCCTTTAAACCAAAGTTCTGCATTAATATCTCAGATTGCTGAAACTACTTCTGCAGTTCCTGCCTTGGAAACTACACTATCACCTATTAGAGTTTTATTTAATAAGCAAAAGAAAAATAATAAAGTAAAACTTCTTTTAGAATTTCCTGTAAACATTCCAGTAAAAGGCGTTTATGATTTAATGAGTACTTCATTTGATAAAGATGAAGTTGATGAACAACTCTTTTCATTTGTTGTAGATCAACTATCACAGGATGAAATTACAGATTGTTTATTAGATAGTATTAAATCATTAATCGAGAGCAAGTACAAAGGCGAATAGCACACTTTATAACTAGTAATATATAATAAAATTAATCATATGAACGAGACTGCAAATCAAAATATACCTAATCGTAGCCAAAGAAGAATGGCAATGAAACACCAAGGAATCTTAAAAATAAAAAGTAAATTATCATTAAAAGATTGGGCTGAAGTATGTAAAAAGACAAGAGAGAAAGGTAATGAGATACATGAGGCTAACGTAGAAGCAGCTGAAAAATCCATTTATTCCAGTTTAGAGAAAATTGAGAGTAATAAAATATCTCTGTGGAAGGAAGAAGGGTATACAGATAAAGAAATAGAAAAGCTAAGGGATGCTCTAGCTATGATTACAATTAAAGATAAATCTACTTGGCATACAGATAAAAAAGTAGCAAGAAATACTTTTAAAGAACTAAGATTAAAATTACAAGAAAGATCATAAATGATTAAAATAGTTTTAGAGCCCGCTAGGAACGGTGTAATTAAAAAAGTCATTGATGATAATCATGGTGGTGGTAAAGAACATTTTACTTCAACTGATGTTTATGAATCAAATGAAAATGATAAGAATCAATACAGTTATGTAAAAAGATTCTTTTTTGATTTATGCGATGATCTAGGTTTAGAGATAGGCAGTAAATTTGATAAAACAGTATTAGATATTAATACAAAGTGGGGTACTCACTATGAACCTACCGCTAAAGATATCGAATTTAAAATAAAAAGACTTAAGAGTGAGCTTAAGGTATTAGAAGAATGGAAGAACATATAGAATTTAATTTCATATACTCTAGTGATGCATTACGCGTTAAAACATTCTTAGGAAACGTCCCTAGGAGTATTGAGTGTATAAATTATATGGATATATTTAACAAGCTTACAAAAAACGACTTTTATCAATATGAACCATCTGACGCAGTAGTATCATCTTACTTAATGAGACAATTACAAAATGCAATAGGTCGTAATATTTCTACAACAATATTTTATGTTTTAGGAAATCTTAATAAAGAAACAGTTGGAGGGATACAATCATACGTAGAATCTTTATCTAACAAACCTATTACTTATACAATTTATCATTCACCTGATATTACTGTCAACGGAACTGCAGAGCTATTCGATGACATAATAGAATTTGAATGAAAACACATAGAATATTTAATAAAGGACAAAATGTATACTGCTTATTAGCATCTCACACTAATCCTAACATTCTTTTACCAGTCAAAGGTATTATACTTGATTCCAAATGGGATCCTGTAAATCCTCTTTATCAAATTCGTATTATTAAGTTTTATGATAATATGAGATTTCTTAAACAACATTTCTTTGATATGAATTTTAGACATTTGTTTGAAAACAGAGCAAGGAAAATGATTCTTAAAGCAGAAGACTTTAAAACTGCTAAAGTATTAGAAGATAGATTAAATGAAAAAGATAGAGAAAGATTTTATGTTATCATAGAATCAGTGATGTGTACTAAAACTAAAGTTGGATTATCTGAATTATTTGAAAAAGTCCAATTATATATGATTTCTAAAAACTTAAAAGAAATTAGAGACATATCTTCTAGATCATTTTTTAAAGGCCCTCTCTCAATTGATAGTGTAAGAGAATTTGATGCTAGATATAAAAAAGGCTGGGCAGATAAATTTGAAAAAGGAAAGCTTAACATTGACAAGTATCTTAATAGCCTAGGTTAAATATATAATAAAAATAAACCTATCTTTATGGCTTTTGATTTTTCAAATGTAGTAGCTAATATTAATGATGCCCAGTACCCTAACCCATTTAAGAATAATCCTAATTTAGTAGGACCCTTTGGTGGAGAAACCGTAGGATTTGCTAAAGGTGTTGGAGAATTATATAGTAGAAATTTTTACGGTGGACCAGGAACTTTAGCAGATGCAGCAACCGTTGCAAAAGGAATGGCCTCAGCTAAACTTGCTAACTCAATTGGTAATAAATATGCCTTATTTAACTTTCAAGGGTTTTATGGCAATCTTTCAAACAACGCTAAAGACAATTATATTGACAGTGTAAGTAATCCTTTAATGGGTGGGACACAGGCTCAAAACGTGTCATTACCAAAGATCATAAATTATTTTGATGAAAATTACCCTAAGATAGGTTATAAGCCATCAGATTTTTTATATTCAAAGTATTATAAAAAAATTCCAGTAAATCATTTAATTACATTAAGAAGGTTTCCAACTGCTATACCTGACAATATTTATAATTATAATATAAGACCAAAAGGAGGAGGAGAAGGGGATTCAGAAGATGCTACTCAAATTGCTGGTGTAACTGCTATAACCTATTTAGGAGAAACTGCCGGTAATCCATTAAGTGAAATAATGACAATGTCATACGGTTTAAATTATAAAGAGATTGAATCTAAGATGGAAGAGATTGATTCAGGTGGATCAGGTGGTGGGTATACACAACAGCCGTTTTATAATAAAATGGGAGGTATAGGTAAAGCTGTAACTGATGCTGCAAAGAACGTATCTGCTGGTGCCAAGTTTAGAGCACAAAATGGGGCAGGTAGTAGTACTGCTGATAGATTAGGTACTACTTATGCTAATTTTGTATTAGGTCCTGTAAATGTTGTAGATAAAACACATATTAGAGATAGAGGTTTAAAGTTTACTAATGATATTAAATTAACATTTGAATATGAACTCAAATCATTAAGTTATGTTAATCCTAAAATTGCAATGATTGATATTATTAGTAATATGTTAACTATGTCAACTAATAATGCTCAGTTTTTTGGAGGTGGTCATAGATACTACGGAAGTGCTGGGTTTGTATCCAGTCAATTTGGAGATATTAGTATGTTAAGAAGTGGTAATTTTGCCGGTTATATGGGAAGTGTAGTTAATGATGTTGAAACTGGTTTTAAAGGATTATTTGGAACCAGCGATGGTGGATTTGATTCAAACAGTATTATAGATGGATTAAAAAAAGTTGGGACAACTTTATTAGGAAATATGATGGGTAGCTTTTTAGGTGGTAATGTAGGAGGACAAACTGGGACACAAGCAACAACTGCGTTTATTAGTGGTGAACCTACTGGTGATTGGCATGTAACTGTTGGTAATCCATTAAATCCAATTGTAATGATGGGTAATATGATTTGTGATAATTCAACAATGACACTAGGACAAGGTTTAGGTTATGATGATTTTCCTATGGAGGTTAAATTTGAAGTAGATATGAAGCATGCTAAACCTAGAGATAAGGGTGATATTGAAAATATGTTTAATGCTGGGCAGGGTAGAATATACGCATCAGCACAAAATGTTGAGGATGTATTAAATCTCTCAGGTAAAGAAGTTTCTACTTATGGTTCAATTCCAGATGTAGGAACTAGTAGCTTACAGCCGTCTACTAACCAGGCACCTTCTGCTGCATTTACAAATGAACAAATTAATAATATTAAACCTAGAACACAATCATCCACAGCCGTTGCACAGAATCAAAGTAATGGTGAATACGTGAGTAATTTAACAAGAATGTTAATAGACTCTTAAAAGATTAAACAAATATGAATATTAAATCTCTTACATTAAAGAATAGATTAACTGATGATAAAACTGGTCAACAATATTTTGACTTAACTGCTGCATCATTTAAATATAAAAGAGAGCTTGGTGTAAAAGCTTTACATTATGTTACACAAGATCAGGTAGGTAGGATAGATAAAATTTCACGAATTTATTTTGGGTCAGAGCAATTTTTGGATGCCATTTGCGTTATTAATAATATTTTTAATCCTTTCTCTGTGCAAGAAGGTGACATCTTAGCTATACCAAATTTACAAAATCAAAATATAGTTTATAAAAGACCTAATGCAGCATCAAGGCCAAGTGCATCATTAGCCCAGTATGTTAATACAGATGTACAAAGCGAAATAGATCAATCAAGAATACAGCGACTAATACAAAAAGCAAAAACTAAAAAGACTGGAGTTAAAGCTCCTATACCACCAAACATGTTGCAACAGGGACAAGCGGCTAAAACTTTTGCCGGTGGAAAAATTAAATTAGGGGCAAATTTACCAACAAGAAATAGTAATACACAAACATAGGTTATGTCAGAGAGTATAGTTGAAAGAAACATATTAACCATTATAGAACCTGCTATCCAATTAGATCCTTTAGAAATCTTAGATATAGAAAGTGGAACTGAAAATTCTGATAATCTTACTCAGCAAATAAAGCCATCAAAATTTTCTCAGGTTGTTCCAGTAATTAGAGTTAATTCTTATGATGTCCAAATGGATAGACTGAATTTCTTTTCATTAAAGAATGATGCGTTTTATCCAACATGCAAAATTCAATTTGCAGATGTTGATGGTATGTTTAGTGCCAGATTTTATCCTAAGGATGGTGATTTAATACAAGTTAATATAAGATCACAAGGTGATGAGACTACATTTAAACCTATAAGAATTGATTTTACTGTTGTTAATTGTAAACCTGTCGGTGGAGGTGGTGGTCAAACTGCAAACGAATTTTTAGTAATAGGGAGAATGTATGTTCCTAATTTATTTACTGAAAACGTAGAATATGAAGAAGAAGTAACTAGCTGGGATGCTTTACTAAATATTTCAGAAAGATTACAATTAGGCTACGCGTCAAATGTTGAAGAGACTGCTGACGTTATGACTTGGACAAATCCTAATGATACTACTGAAACCTGGATCCAAGATATAGTAGCTAATAGTTATTTAAGTGACGAAACATTTTTTACTTCTTATATTGATCCTTATTACTACTTAACAATGGTTGATGTTAATAGATTATTTAGCCAAGAAGGTGCTATAGAAGCCAGCCAAGGATTTAGTACAAACCCTAGTGATACTATGGGAACCGACGAAGGTGAAGGTCAAACTGATGACATTCCTAATTACTTAAGTAATATGTTACAACTCCAAGGTGGAGCTAGATATATTTCAAAACACCAGATGGTTAATAAGAGTGGTGAAATAAGCAAAGCAAATGGTTATAAAAAATATTCTCAGTATTGGGATCTTAATGCTAAAGAATGGGTAAGTGAATTTGTAGATCCTTTAACTAATAATACACCTGGAATGATACCTGCTACTAAAGGTAGAATAATAGATGGTGAAGTAGAAGGACCAAGAAATGATCAAGTTAAATATAAGTATCTTGGAACACAAGGCGATAATGTACACCCTGAATTTCAATATTCTACAGTTTTAAATTATCAAAACATTACAGAGATTAATAAAATGGGAATGATAATTGAATTAGATACAGTTAATCCTGCCCTTGTAAGATATAGTAGAATTTATTGCCAAATTCTAGAATTTGGTAGCCCAGTTAAAAATACGCTATTAGCACCAGAACAAGATGAAATAGAAGGGGAGCAGGCACCAACAACTAGAACAGGTGGGGATGATGAAAATAATCCAGACTCTGAGCAAGGAATTGTAAATGAATACTTAACTGGATTTTATGTTATTAAAGGTGTGGAATGGTTATTAACTAAACCGGGACCGATAAGAATGAAATTAACTTTAGTACGCAGAGAGTTCACTCCAACTACTTAAATAAATATAAAAACAAAAGTATATGGCAACTAACGGAAATAATAACAATGCTAATGAGCTAGGTAATCCTTTCACGGCTGCTGGTGTGTCTGGTAGTTCACTAAGTGGTGGTTCATTCCCAACAGCTTATGGATTTGCTAAGAAGTTTGTAAATGCTAAAAGTAATTACGGAAGTGGTAATAATGGTCTTACATCAATAGATGATCCTACATACTTAGGATTTGAACTAATGTTTGATATTTCATCTCCATTATTTAATGGTACGGTTGTAGGTGATACTGGTATAGAAGACGGTGGTAGTAGTAATGAATATCCGTCAACTCCTTCAGCTATTGGTTATCTTAATAAAATTGGCCAAGCTAATAGAGTTCAATTTTTAAAATCATTTTGCCAAGGTATACTAGAAATACAAAGAACAAGACCTTATTATTTTCAAACCATTGCCGGGTTAATAGAAGCATTTCAAAAATCTACAAATTTTTCAACAGACCCTTTTACCGGGAGTACTGGTGAAGAAGGTATTGCCATTGGTTGTTTAGAAGCTTTAGATTTAAAGATAACTGCTTTATTTAATATGTATAGAATGGCGGTGTATGACATGAGATATAAAAGATTTGTTGTACCTAAAAACTTATGTAGGTTTGACATTTATATTAATGTTCATGAAATAAGAAAGTTTAAAGCAGTAGTTAAAGATGCACAAGATGGAACTACAAGATCCACTCAAGCTGGGGATACCGCTGCTGTTACTAATGAAAATACTTCTCAGATTAGATTTAAATTTACTGAATGTTTATTTGATGTTTCTGCAAGCGGAAAGGTTTTTGACGGGGTTACTAATACTGGTGGAGAAATTGCCACTACTGAAATGAAGTTTGGTTATAGTACATTAGAATTAATATCTCAATATTCTGGATTTGATAGTGCAATGGAAGAAGATAAACAACAGACTATTGAATCGCCTGGTATGCAAGGTAAGCAAAAAAGTTTCCTTAAAAATAAATTAGATCAGGTTGTAGCTAAAGCTGAAGGTATAGGTAATCAAGCATTATCTAATCTTAAAAATTCACCTGAAAGATTACAGGCCGCAGTAGAAGGTAGAATAGGTGGTTTAATTGATAGTGGAGTTTTAGGAAATGCATTTGGTTTACAGGCTCAAGCATTAGGTGCATTAACTAATCCAGGTATAATTAATGCTGCATTAGGTGCAGCATTACAAGGAGGACTAGGTGGGGCAGGTGGATCTATATCAACTAATGTAGGTGATGGTGCGTTTGATCCAGCAGTAGATCCAGGTAATTCGTTAACAGGAAATCAACAAGTATTTGATCCATCAACAAATACTCTTGGTGGTTTAGATTCGTCTAATATATTTGGGCCTTCAGGACCAGGGTCTAATTCTAATTTAATTCAAGAAAACATATTTGACTAATGGGAAAAGTTAATCCTAAAAATTTTAATGCTGATGATTTACGAACTACTCAATGGGTAGGTGTTGTAGAGGATACTAATGATGATATCTTTGAAGGGCGATGCAAGATAAGAGTATATGGTAAAATGGATGACCGAGTAGATCCTGAAGATACCGAAAGTGCATTTAAAATTCCAACTGCTGCATTACCGTGGGCAAGACCCCATCAGTTAATGTACGGTGGTAGTAATAGTGGGAGTGGTAAATTTGAAATTCCTAAATTAGGATCTGTTGTTAGAATAGCATTTGATAACGGAAATTATTATCAGCCTGTTTACCATGAAAACATTTATCCTTCAGATGAAACAAAAGCTGAAATAGAAGCTTCATATCAAAATTCTCATGTATTAATTTATGATACTGCATTTGGATTAAGTGGTGAATTACAAGATGGAGTTTCTGAAGTAACAAATGAAAGGGAAGGTGAACATGTTAAAGTTTTCTTTACTGAAGAAAAAGGTCTGATGATGGATTATACCACAGCAGTAGGCCCAACAACAGTTAATATAAAACCAGATAATTCAGTTGAAGTAATAAATGCAAATGGTGATACTATCCTAATGCTTAATGATGGAAATATAACATTTACACACTCCGCTCAATTTACAATTAATAGTGGAGCTGATACTGTTATTAATGCTACTACTGACACTCTTATTAATTGTGTTAATGCTGTAGTAACTGCAACAGGAGAAACTCATATTAATTCACCAAGAATTAAATTAGGAGAGGCTGCAGCAGAAGCAGTTATCAAAGGTGATACGTTTGCAGGTATATTTGATGCACATTCTCATATAGGTAATTTAGGCTCGCCAACATCACCTCCTACGTCAGTCACAGCACCATCTTTAAGTGCAAAGAATACAACCGACTAATATATAAACTATAAAATTATTTAATTATGCCATTATCAGCAGGAAAACCAGTATTAGATGCAGCATTAGCGAAAGCTTTTACTGATGCAATGAGAGAATTTAGAAAATTTGATCAAACTGGAAATAGTGGAGTAGATAAATTTAATGCAGCTACAACTGCTGCAGGTTTAGTATTCGGCGCAGCAGCGGCACCTGCAATAGATGCCTTTGTTAAAACAGGTTTAGTATCAACAACAGTAGCTACTACTGGTTCTGCTGCCGCGCAGGCAGGTACTGGAACTGGTGCAATCACATAATGAAACAATCTATTAACTTATATGTATAACTAATATTAGATCTACAAATATATAATCTATAATAACCTCATAAAAAAAATAAAATGACAGAACAAGAAATCACAATTCAATTAAGTGATGATCCATTCGATACAAAAGTAGTAAAAGTTCAAGTCCCTGAAGGTACAAAATTACTGTGTAATGAGGCGTATGCTGCTGATGCATTATCTCTATACGGAATTACAGATCACCAAGCACAAAAAACTCAATTAATAGAAGATAACATAGGTTATATAACCAGAGGTGAAATTTCATTTATATCTGAAAATAAAGAAAGAGCATTAATAGATATTGAATCTAAATACACTGCTTATTGTGCATTAGGAAAAGAGCCTGATTACATTGTAGAGCAATTAGAGCTTGGTATGGAAATTGATGTTAAGATTAAAACTAATAAAAAAACTGGAGATGTTATTGCTTCTATTTCTGATGCAATAAAAGAAGTTAAGTTAAAAGAAATAAAAGATGCTATAGGTAATGCTACAGTTGGCTTTACTGCTAAAGTTAAAGAATTAATCCATGGAGGTTATTGGGTAGACATAGCAGGTATTGAATGCTTTATGCCAGGTTCTTTAGCAGGATTAAATAAATTACATGATTTTAATGCTATTGTTGGAAAGGATATTGTTGTTATGCCAATTACATTTTCTCGAGAGAAAGATACTGTTGTGGTATCACATAGAGAATATTTAAGAACAATGATTCCTTTAACGATTGAAAAGTTAAATGAAACTATAAAAGAACCTAGAATAGGTTTTGTAACAGGAACTACTAAGTTTGGTGTATTTGCAGAATTTGACGAATGCTTAACTGGATTAATTCCTAAAGCTGAATTAAGTGAGGAATTGCAAAAATCATTAGATGATAGAAATATTAAACCTGGTGATGAAATAACATTCTGGGCAAAAGAAGTTATATCAGATAGAAAAATTATATTAAGTCAACTAGGACCTAAGATTGACTTGTGGGATGGGATAGATGATAAATATAAACCTATGATGATTACTGAAGGTAAAGTTACAAAGATAACTTCTTATGGTGCATTTGTTGAGTTAGAAAAAGGAATAAGTGGATTAATTCATAAGTCTAAATTAAAAGGTGCTGATTTATCTAAAGGTGATTCTATAAATGTAAAGATTGGTAGTGTTAATGTTAGTGATCGTAAGATTACAATGAACATTGCATAACCTATTCCTGGTTTGAATATATAAACAAATCAGGAATTACATGTACACGAACGAACAGCTAAATGCCATATATGCATCCAAGATTGGGTTAGAATTTGAATTCTTTGCTAATGAAGGATTAGACGAAGTTAAAAGAAGTCTTTCTACTGTCTTAAATAAACGAATACAAATAGAAGAAAAGGCACACAGTGAATTTACTCCTAGTAATGAAGTATTTAAACTAGAGCCTGATAATTCTGGTGGAACAGGTATGATTGAATTGGTTACTGGGCCAATGCCGTTTGTTGAATCAAAACTTATTATTGCAAAAACCTTAAAATGGATTCGTGAAAATGGATCTACCAATGAGAGATGCTCTATACATATTAACATAGCTTTTGATGGTAAAAAATTAGGAACACCTACAAATGTATCAAATTTAGATATTGGTAAGTTTGTATTAAATTTTGATGAGAATAAAATTTATGAAGCATTTCCTAATAGAAAAGACTCTGTTTATGCTAAGTCAATAAAATTTATTGTTCCTTTAAGTGGAATGACTCAGCCTTCTCCTGAGAGAATTTCATGGAAAAATTACATGTTTGTATCAGAAAAGTATTATGGTGTAAACTTTTCTAAGTTACCTAAAAATTATATTGAATTTAGGTATTTAGGCGGAAAGGATTATGAAAAGAAATATAATACTATAATGAATTTAACAGAACATTTTGTTTTATCATTATATGAAACTTTAATGTATCCTAAATACACTGACGTAGATCTTAAGAGATTAGATTCTATTTTAGAAAAGCATAGTGGTATAGTTGAATCTTATAAAGACTACCAAACATTCAAGAAAAAATTTCCAAAGATAAAGTTAATGGTTGATCTTAAAACTTATGATCAAATTGTAGAAACATTTTATCCTAAGATGAGAGAAGAAATATTTAAGCTTTTAACATTAGCAGGATTAAAGGAAGGTTTAATTAATTATGATGCTGATACTGGAAGGATACAATTAAAAAATGCTGAATTAATGAGATGCTTTGAAATAAAAGGAATTGATATTGTAGATTCTAAAGTTCAAGGTAATATTATAAACTGTGATATATTTAGTTCAGAATTAATAAATTCATCTTTATTTGAAAGTAATATATTCGGGGCTAGCGATGTTGCAGATTCTAAAATAGAAGATTCTTATGTTAGTAAAAATGTAATGTGTAAAGATTCATATGTCTTTGGTCCTAGGGGTGTATTTAGTGGGGAAATGGAAGGTGGTATTTTTAGAAAAGGTAGAGCAACTAAACTGGCTAAATTTGAAAATACTGAAATAATCGAAATAGAAAAAATATAAACAAAGTATGGCTAACAAGAATACTTATTGTAATGATCCGGAGGAAGCAGCCTGTTTAGATGAATTAATTAAATTAATTAATGATGATCTTACTATCGCTTGCCAAATTCCGTTTACAGTTCCTAAAAAGGAAATAAACAATATTATACAAAGAGCAAAAAAATATTTTTATAAAATTTATGAAGATAGTGTAGAGCAAATGTATATTGCTTTACCCGCGGGCGCCTTACAGGTACCAGCATTTAAACAAGGTGTACCTTATGGATCTGGACAAGATAAACAGGTTATAACTAATAAAGCCAATATTGATAATCCTAGAGGTATAGTTAAAATGCCTTCTAGGGTTTATTCTGTTAATGATGTATTTGAGATCGGTGGATTCAGTGGAGAAGATGGTGGATTTGGTAGTATGAGCTTTAATGCAGATGATGTAGATTTTTCAATTGATAAATTTATTTATGATGATGTTTATGGTGCAGGTATTGGTAGTGAAAATTTAATGTATTATGTTGTCAATTCATTATTTATGGATAATGCAAGACAAGTTCTTTTACCACAAATATCATATACGTTTAATAGATTAACAAAGAAATTTAGATTTCAAGGCGAACTTCCTAAAGGCGCTGTTATATTTGAAATATTTTCTACTATTTCTGATTGTGCTTTATTTGAGGATGAAGCATTCCAAAGATATGTTATAGGCCAGGCTAAAATTCAATTATCTAGAATCTTAGGTACATTCTCATTTAATCTTCCAGGTAATATTACAATTAATTATGATATGATTTCATCTGAAGGGAGAGAAGAGGTAGATAGAGTGGTTGAAGAAATAAAAGGAGATGAAGGTGTTGATTACTTTTTCACAGGATAATTATAATCTGAAAGCTATTAAATCAAAAGAGAATATATAATAAAAAATTAGTGTTCTTAGATGATTAGAGATATTTATAGTAGAGATGCAACTTCTCCAAAGTATAATGAGAATACTTTAGAGGTTAGTGATACACTATCTCAATTGATTCTTAAAATAGAAAATTGTCTTTTTACTAGGAAAGGTGATGTTTTAGGGGCTGCTAATTTAGGTGCAAATTTAGATGAATTAATATTTTCATTAGTATTAAATGAAAACACGATACAGAATTCTATTAATGGCCAAATAAGTGCTTACTGTTTACCAGATATAGCAGGATTTGATATTGATACTAAAGTTAGTTTCTTTTCAACATTGGAACGCGATGGTTGTTTAGTTGATATTTTTGTAAATGAACAAAGAGTTATTGGGGCTCTTTTTTAAAATAATAAAGTAAATGTCATTTTTTAGTAAAACAAGATTAAAAGCTACTGAGCTATTCGAAGATTCATTTGAATATCTCCAGCGGACTTATGACCAGGCAATAGAAACATTTACTCCTGCATCACCATTTGGTCAGGTATTAACTGTTGTATCAAATTTAGGTGAAATGATTTTCTTTTATATAGAAGCAGTAGCTACTGAAATGAATATTTCACGAGCAAGAAATATTGAATCTATTTATGGATTATCTAGGTTAACCGGTCATGACCCTACAAGAGGTATATCTGCGAGGGGTATAATTGGATTACGATTAAATACAAGTGCGGCTACCCTTCTTAATGGTGATTACGTGCAGATTATGAATGGATCTAGTTTTGAGCTAGGCCAAAACGGCTTAACTTATTTTTTAAGATTTAATAGCGACTTTATAAGATTAGATAAAACTAATAAACAATTTGTTAATGTTGAGGTTATTCAAGGTGAAAAAGATCAGCAAGCATTTACAGGCTCAGGTAATCCATTACAAAGTTATAATTTAACAACTAAAGAACCTACCGATCAATTTTTAGTTGAAGTTTTAGTAGACGGGCAATTATGGAAACTTGAAGATTCCATCTATGATATGAATAATGGGGCTAAGGCTGCAATGATTAAATCAAGTGTTAATGGTGGATTAACTGTATTCTTTGGAAATAACCAATTTGGAGAACCGCCTGCACTGGGCTCTAGGATTATAGTTACTTATGTTAAGACTAGAGGAGTAGCAGGAAATATTGGCGGCAAGCAGTTAGACATAAAATTTATAGATCCAGGAACAGATTCATCTGGAGAGCAAGTAGATTTAAATGAAATTCTTGCAATGAACATTACAAGAAATCCTATGTTTGGGTCTGATTCTGAAGATCCACAGTTCACTAGATTAATTGCACCATACCAAAGTAATTCATTCGTATTAGCAAATCCTAATAATTATATTTACTATTTAAGTAAGTATGATTTTTGGTCTTTTATAGATGCTTATAATACTAAGGATGATGAATACTTAGATGATGATAATATTATTTACTTATTTTTAATCCCAGACGTAAAGAAAAAATTGACTAGTGATTTAGATTATTTTAGTATACCTGAAGTAGAATTTACAATGACAGTACAAGAAAAGGAAATGACTTATGACATTTTAAATAAAAGTGGGAGGCAAGTTGTCACTGCTGAAACTAGAATTGTAGATCCAATTATTAAAAGGTATGCTCTTAATGTTGTAATAAGATGGTTTGATAATTATGATAAAGATGCTATAAGAATTGAAATAAGAAAAAACTTAGATGAATATTTTTTAAATGTAAATAGAAGAGATAGAATTCCAAGATCAGATATTATTTCAATAATTGAGAATGTTGAAGGTATTGATTCTGTAAATGTATTCTTTATATCAGAAGTTAATGAAAAAGCTATAAGAGATGGTTTTTACTTTATACCAGTTTATGGAACAGATCCTGTAACTGACCAAAGAGTTTTAATAGAAAATAAAAAAATTGTATTGAAAAAAGGTGAAGATCCTCAATTAGGCCTTGATAGTTTTGGNGATGTTATTATTGAAAACAATGATATAGCAATTATCCGAGGCGGGTGGAAAGATAGGAATGGTACCTTTTATGAGCCAATACCAGAAGCTAATAAAATAGGTTCACTTAATATATTCTATAAAGAAGCAATTGCAAATAATCTTTATAATAAAATACAACAAGAAAAATATAATAGTACTAAAAGAAACAGAGGTACTACGATTGCAACTGGTGCAAATTCTGCAGGTTTAAATACAGGTAGGTTACAAGCTAACCCTACACTAAAAGCATTAAAACAAAAATAAAATGGCAACAGTTAAAAATGATAGAACAGGATTCCCTAGCTTATATAGAGCTACATATGAAGAAGGGTGGGAATTAAAAAATACAGGATATGATTATTCTAAAACATTATTAAAAATTACGATGTCAAATTATATGTTTAGAAATATACATTTAGGTAAATTCTTAAATGACTATTTAACTCCTATAATGGTTTTTTATATTAACAAAGTTAAATACTTAAGAATTTATTATAACTTTGCAGTTCCTAAGTGGTATCAAAAAATAAATTAATAGAGCGTGGCTAATTGGAAACATTTATTTTTCTTTGATAAAAGCGGGAAAAACTACAATATGAAATATGACAGTTCTGCTGATAAGTGGACTGGTGACATTTTCTTGCCGCAAGTTTCTATTGATTTATTTGAAGTAGGGCAGTTATTCATTTTACAAAAAATGAAAGATACAAATAGTGGTACCTTTATGTTTGGCTACCCTCATGGTTATGCTCAACAGTCCACTGGTGATAATTGTGATTGGACTGTTGAATGGGAAACTACCCAGCCTGATAAAATATTTCTTTTTCAATTTAATAAAGATTTTAACACTGGTACACAGTCTGCTTTAGTGCAAGAACCTGATGGCCCACCACTTATAAAAGTAGATAAATTACTTGCGCCGTTACAATATGATGCTAATCAAACAGTATCTCCTGATGGTTTTATCATAACAGATGAAATTAAATCAGAAGCATTACAAGTAGATATAGCATTTTCATCTAGTGAAGAAAATACTTATAAAAGAAAATTAATTATTATAGATGAATGTACTAATACTACAGTTGCAGAATTTACAGTTTATGCGGAGAGTATTGAGGAAGATGAAAGATTAAGAGTTATGACTCAGAATATGGGCTATAATGTTATTGCATCCGATAGTACAGTTTTTAGAGATACTAATTTAAAAGAAGTGTTACCTGATTATGTAGAAATTAATCTTAAGCGTAAAGAGATAATGATGGAGGGTCATAATGTATACCCATTCATAGGTTCTTATAAAGGATTAATAAATGCTATTAAGTTTTTTGGCTATGATAATTTAAAGATTAAAGAGTTTTGGAAAAATGTAAATGCAAATTCTCCTCAGTTTGGTAAATTAATTCAAAGTAATTCAGTAGATTTATTTTCTCCTACTGCTCAGTTTGATGATAAAAAAATAACATTACCAAACAAAAACTTTAGAAAGACTAGCATGTTTAGTCTTATTTATAGAATTAATAGAATAGTTCCTGGTGAATTTACTGATGAGGATTTACCTGTTACAGAAGAATTACAAGACTTCACAATTGAAGAGATACTTATTAAACTATTTGGTTTAAAGAGAAAATTAGAAAATGAGTATCTTCCACTTAATGCTCATATTAAAGGAATTACAGCAGAGGCCGATTTTTTTGGTTTACTGGAAGTTACTAATACCATAAGTAGGAATGATACAAATACAATTAGAGCAGGTATTAATACTGATTTTAAAATTGCTCCATCTGCATGCACATATTTAGAGGATTTAAGAAAATTTGATTCCTTTTGTTTAGAAGAAGCAGCTGTCGTTAGTTCAGCAGTAATTGGGTTTTGTAATGCTTATGTTGCACCATTATCTGGTGCAGGAGGAGCGGCTGCTATTGGTCAAAATATGATAATGGATTACACACCTGGAGAGATTTTACCGCCACCACCAATTGGACCAGATCCTAATAGCGTGCTAGGTGCGTTAGAGGATGGTGGTAATGTTTCTATTCAATCTGCTGCTGGTGTATATGCAGCTTATTTCTCAAGATATGCTCCTAATTTAAATAAAGTAGCAGGTTTAAATTATAAACAAGGTTATTCTTCGGAATATTTACCTGACCAACCTGGTACCCCAACAGGAGCATTAATTACATTAACTAATGATAGTTTTAATAATTTAACATGGAATAACATTAATAGTACATGGGATCAATTAACAAATGCTAATGATTTCTTTACATTTGATTTTAATGTACAAGGTTGTTTAGATTTAGGTGATGTTTATACGTTAAGCGATCCAGCATCAGGTACAACAGCAACACATACAGTAATAGCAGGAGATACAGTACAATCTGTTACAACATCAATATTTAATCAAGTAGCTGCATTTAAGACAGCACAAACAGATCCTTGGTTATGGTTTGATTGGTCACAGGTTACAAATGATATAGGCCCGTGCATTAGAGGTTATGGAAATGATATTAATAGATTTGTTGCATCTGTTGTATTAGCCAATCCTGCAAGTGGTGGTGTATTTAGTGATATTCAATTACCAGGTGAAACTTTATTTACTTGGGATGGTTTAGAGTCAGGTAATTTTACAGAAATAGAATGGTCCATATATAAAGATGCAACTGATATTTCACCAGCGTACTTTTTTCAAATAAGAGGATCTATTGGAAAATATGGAATATTACCTATAACATTACCTTATGTTGGTACATATAATGTTGAAATGAAATTATTTGATTTATATAATAATATATCATCTTCGGTAAAACAAGATGCAATTTGTGTAGATGCTAGAGAAGTAGAATATTCAGGTTGGTATCAATCAAGAAAGCGTAGATATACTTGGGGGAGTGAAGGCAAATATACATGGAAAAATTATGGATCCTTGTGGGATCTGCCAATAGAACCTTCAGTAACCTGGGACGAGGAAACTCCAAGTTTATATGAATCTCTTGACAGGGTTAATGCAATATTGAATACCTTTGGGATTGGAACATCTACCGATTTTCAATTATTAAATTATCAAGATAATGGTAAGGCTAGTTTTAGTGGACCTTATCAATGGAAAAATTTAAATAAAAAATTATGCACTTGGGAAAATGGATACCACTTGTGGTGGGAGATGACAGCAACGACTGGTGATACTCCTGCATTTTTTCAATTCAGTGAAATGAAACCCAACACATATTTACAAATCACAGATATTAATGGAGCTGTCGGTAGTCATTTCTTTAATGCAGCAACATATACTTTAGCTGACGCGGTTGCCCAACTTAATGTTAGTACAAATTCTATAATTAATAAATATGTTTATAACTTAGTTTTAAATTCTGCTAATAATGCAATGTTTGTTCAAGCAGTATCTAGATATTTTGGCAAACATGGTGATTTTAAATCTGTTGATATTGTAGATGTGAATGGTCTTAGAATTTGCGCTAGTGGAACTGGTAATGCTACGGATTATTTTGGAGGGGAGATAGCAGCAACTACACTATACCCACCTTTTGCTAAAGCATTACCAATAAATGGAATGACCTTACTTTCAGTAGGGGCCATTAGTGGTGCACCTGCAGTAACAGATAATTTTGTAGAAAAAGTAGCTAGGTGCGTGGAAATGATATTAGATCCTACTGGCTCTAGTATAATTTATAATAAACAAGCTGCCGTGTTGCAAAAAATGCAATCATTAAAAACAATTCAGAGAATTGGGTATATTGGAATGGGATCATATACTCCTAATTTAGAAACATTAGCAGGGTGGGACCAAACATCTGATAATAATGCTAATGTTGATTTTGTTTGGGAAAACACCACTCTTACACCACAGGCTCAAATTACAGAAGTATTGGAGCATCTTTTACATACAATAACAACATTTGGTTTACCTGGTGCATATCCTAATGTATTTAATCAAACTTCACCGTCAGGACCAACTTATGCTGCAATGTCCGAGGCAATTAATAATGGTGTATTTGATACATCAGGTTATTCACAACAACCAGGAGAAACTCTAGACGAATTCAGAGCATTACTAATGAGAGAGTATTTGTACTTATTAATATATGCAGAATGGAATTTTATTGCTACTTATATAAGTGGTGGGACTTTAGCACCAGAGTGGACAGCTACTACACCTGCTTTAGTAGCAACAGATAATCCATTAGGGCATGCTTTATATACTGATTACATAAGTAAGTTATTAGTAACACCTAGCACTACTATATTAGATTCAATATTTTTATCTCCTTCAACATTATCTAAATATGTACCTTTTGAAATAGATCCTTCTGGTGGAAATGTAGACTGTTTAAGTAGAATTTATAAATCTAGCCAAAGCATAACAAGTAATCCTACGTGGGGAACTGCTAAATTTATTAATGATGGTAAAACATTACCGCCGATGTCATGGGCTATGTTTGTCTATGATAAATGTAGGGTTGTTGGTAAGGAAGCTCCTAAATGGACCATCTCCAATACTACTAACTCATCAGTGGCGGATATATATTTTGAGAGCAAGTATCTAACATACCTTTTTAAAGACCCAGGAAAGTATATGATAACATTAGAACTTACTGATACGAATGGGAATAAATATAAAAAAGGTAGAAATATCTTAAATATAAAAGAGATTAAAACATCTCAACAAATTTAAAACAAATAATCAAATGGCAATTAGCGTAACAGAAATTTTAGGAACCGATTCTTTATCAGGATCGAGATTAGTTATTAATGATAACTTCAATGTTCTTGCTAGTGAAATTAATGCAATGGAAGTATATTTTGCTCCAACTGCAGGTACTGTCACAAATTTAAATAATCTATCAACGGAGGCATTAAGAGTTGGGTTAAGTACTATTTTACTTGACATCAATGCTAGTACTTTTGATATTTTAACTAATGTTAAAATGTCGGGTAATTTAAATATGTCAGGTGGTGGTGTATTCAGAAATGATCAAAACCCAACAGTTCTTAATGATACTACGGCAGGTGCAACAATGGCGATTAATGTTGGTACTAGTACTGCAATTCCAGCATTTACAATTAATAGATGTGGAAATACAGATATTACAACAGCATTATCTTTATCATTATTTCAAGGAAGTATAGGACAAGAAATATTCTTTATTTGTACAGAAGGTAGTGGCGTTGTTAATATAGCTTCACCAGCTGCTACTAATTACATAGTAACAACCGGAGCAAATAATATAATAACTTTAAATGCAGTTGGAGAAACTGTACATCTTTTAGCAACTGACAATGGATCCGGTGTCCCGGTTTGGTTTATTGTTGGTGGAACAGGATATGTATTATCATAAATAATTAAAGAAAAAAATATACATGGCAACAACGCCCTTAATCAGAACTCCGCAAGCAGATGGGGGATCGTTTTATACGTTCTCTTCCTCTGCTAAAGACTTATCTAGAACTCTTAATAATGACGAGCTTAAATTAGTCTTTTCTAAGTTTGTGCTTCTTAATTTACCAGACTTTGATAGGTTAGACCCAAACACATTTAGTAATTTTCAAAATTACATGCAGTTTGATACAATAGATGGCGCAATATGGAATGGTGGTTTAAAAGGTGATCCTAATGTTAATTTTACTGAAAGTCTTCAAAACTATGCGCTGAATTTAGAAGAACTTATTATTAGTGATCCAACATATGATAACACTACAAACCTAACTGTTACCGAGAGGGTATTCTTTAAGTGGTTAAAGGAAACTGGCGCTATGAGATTTAGAGAAGCTACTGTTTTAGAAAAAGCAGGTAGCATAACAGCACCTAGATTTGTTGAAGAAGATGAAGCACTTACAGGAACTAGACAATACAGAAGAGTAGTTAGATATATCGGTGAAATTGATATTGTAAATAATGTAGATAAGGCTGGTGAAGCTTACACAGAATTATATATTAATGTACCGACAGAGGTAGGTAGAACACCTACTATCCTCTTTGATTCTATTTCTGATACGAATTATCAACCATCATTAAAAATACAAGGTACAAGTGAATTTATAATGGGAAGGAACTCAACAACAGTTCACCCACAAGGATTAGATATATTTGCATTTTATGATTATGATCAACAATTACAAGGAACAGGCCCTGCTGGTTATACAGATCCTGCTGCTGATTGGATGGGATTAGGTCCGGGTGTTACTTCCAATACAGTAGATGCTTACTTTACTGAACCTACAACATTTACTAGTGTTCTTAATGCTAATATTCAAAAATATGCTGCTGATTACAATAACCCACCAGGGTTTTCTGCTTCTGCCTATGTAAGATCTGAATTAGATGGAATCTCTGTAGATTTTAATCCTAATAATTATCAACAAATTGTACAGGATGCAACTATAGCTTCTATACCTCAATTTAATGGAACGGATTTAGCTGAATCATTTGAATTTAATGCAGTGGCGGTTTATTATGATATGGTAGACTTGAGTGATTCATCTAAAACAAAAACTAATTTATACGGTATTTTAGTATTAGATAATGTAACACCAACTACTGATGGTGGATATATTCAAAGATATCCAAAATTTAAACCTAATTTTGTAACTGGCCAAAATGGTAACAGTTATGGATTTAAAATTAATTTAAGGTTTGACGCTTCCCCAGGTAGTGCAGGTATTGATACAATAATAAATGATTATAATACTTTTTCAATGGGATTATTTTCAGATGCATCTGCGCAATTACAAGCATCAGCTCAAATATTCCAAAGACAGCAATTAGAAATAGCCGATATGGAAATAAGATTGGCATCTGTTGAAAATACGCTTAATTCAGTTAGCACATCTGCATTTTTACAATTACAAATTAATAATTTACAAACTCAGCTTGATAATGCTTCATTAGCGTTTGCAAGCAGTACTACATTATTAGATTTAATTGCTAAAAACTCTGATGAGATTCAGGCATTAGCTAATGGCGAGGTTGCTACAACTTTACAATATAATACAGATGTTGTTAGACAAGGAACAGGAATAACTGTTAATACTAATACACCTAATCAAATTCAAATATCTAATAATGTACAGGCTTATAAGTTAATGGTACCTCTTGATAATGGTAATGTTCCTATTACGCAAACTGCACCTTTAAATTTAAATGTAGTTGCTCCTAGTGTATTTGTGGATTTATTTCCATATACTAATATGTTAAGATTGGATACTATTAACCAGGCAAATGGTGATATTTCTATTTATGTTGATGATACTGATATACAGTGGAGAACTGGTCAAGTTATGAGGCTAACATTTAATAATGTTCTTCTTATAGGATCAAGAGATATAAAAATATACACTGATGCCCCAAGCAGACTTAATACTGGTTCGTTTGGTAAATTAATTGCAACTATACCTAATTCAAAATTAAATGATATTCCTATCATTGATTTAATATGTACAGAGCAAGGTGTGTTAAATTTTGCATATGATTGCATCAAATAAATAATAAAATTGAAACCTAGATAATGGCTGAAAATAATTCAATACAAACAATGCTCCCAGAACTGTTAAGACTTTTTAACAATTCGCTGGAGAGCTTTGAGAAAGTCAATCAAGCGATTACTTCAAGCAGAGATTCGGTAACTGTTAACATTCAAAATAATGATGGAACTAATTCTAGAATTACGATTCCAAGTTTTGGGTTTCTTAAAAACTCTGTAGATAGATTAAATACAAACATTAATACAATTACTAATTTTAATGATGGTAATAGTTCTATAAGATTAGCTGACGGTACATTTAGAAAATTAGTTTTAGCTAAATTGCCAACAGAAGCACAAGACTTAACTTCATTAAATTCTATTAATGAATTTGATATTAAACCTAATTGGTTTTTTGAAGAATTAATTAATCCATTATTATATGTAGCATTTGATATTACAGGACAGGCTCCTATTGATACTGAAAGATCTATTATACAAAGATATATTTTAGATACAAATTCTCAAAGTAAAATTAATTACTTTGAATCTCAATATAATGGAAATGCAGCAATTAACTATAATACATTTTTACAAGAAATAGTAGAAAAAAATATATCTTATGTATTAGATGAAGCAGTTGTAGATTTACCACCAAGGGACAAGAGATATTCAGGTAATTTTAGCGTAATAAGAATTGGTGAAGAAAGTGTTACAGAGACTGTTAATGGTATTGAGCAAACTATAGTTCAAAAATTATATAAGTTAAATAAAGTATTCTATACAGATTCAGAGGCTGATTTTGCTGACACGGTTCAACTTAAAGTAGGTGATAGTTTAGAGGTTGTGTCTACACCAATTGATACAAGATATACTGTAACACAAATTGATACAAGTACAAATTCTGTTATTGTAAGATTACAAGAAGGTTCTAGAACAATAAGTATTGGAGCTGATGTTTTAAAGATAGGATCTAGTTTAAATGACATACTAGAGGTAGATGTAACAGTTGGATTTAATGAAAGGTGTGTAACCTTTATTAAACCAATTGATCCTGATTCAAAAATACCTGCAGTTAATTGGTCTCCAGGTAGTGGTTTTTATACAAATGATTTAACTACTATTGATTCTGAGGGAACTGCACAAACACTTGCAGATTATTATCAGCAAAATGCTGTTGATTTTGGTAGATATCTTTTATCATTTGCACAAGATAAAATACCAACAAGTAGAGAAGGTTTAACACCTAACACACCAGTATTAGATTCTGCTGATTTTACTGTTTCATTAATAAATGGACAAGTTAGTAATTCAGATGCAATAGTTCAACTTAAAGATTTAAATAATCAAAAGAATACTATACAAGCTACATTATCAGAATTAGATGTTGCAATTGCTCAAAGTAGAACAAAGATACAAACAACTAATTATACAACTGAGGTTGAAAGAGATGCAGATAAAAATGCTTTACAAGGTTTAATTACAGAGAGATCTTCACAAGCTAAATTATATGCATCAGTAGTAACTGAAATAAGTTCTTTTGCTTCTGATAATTCAGTAAGCAGTGTAACTCCTAAATATAGAGTAAGAGGGTTTTGGGCAATGCCTCAAGAAAAATCTGCACCAGATACTGGTGTACAAGATATAATTAAATTCCAGTATCGTTATAGATATCTTTCTGCTGATGGTGCTGCTAATGCAGTTAGCCAATTTACTTACACTGATGGCTCAGGAACTAGCCAAGGTGCATTTTCTAATTATGTAATAGTTGATAGTGTATTAAGACCTAGGGAAAAAAATTCTATAACTGGCTTATATGAGTGGTCTCCTATCGATGATGATAACGCAGATTCAGTAAATATTAATCAATTAGATATTCCAATAAGAAAAGGTGAGCAGGTTGAAATAGAAGTAAAATCTATTTCAGAAGCAGGCTGGCCATCTAATCCACTTGCGAGTGAATATAGTACCGCTATAAGAGTAGACTTTCCAGCAGACTTAAGTTCGGATAATGCTATTGAATCTATATTAGCACAGAATCAAGAAGACTTAGCACAAGTTGCATTAAATGAAAATTTAGAAGCTATTGATCTTCCTACTCACTTAAGTAGTTCATTTATTGCAAATGAAACATATTTTGCACATTCCTCTCCTGTGATTGCATCTGGATTTTTATCTGAAAACCAAACACCTATTGATTTGTTTACAAAGTTAAATGAAATGCAAAATCAATTAGATTTATTTTCTGAAATATTAAGTAACGCACAAGGTGAAATTGCAGTTACATTAATAGATGATCAAGGTAATGTTACTAACTTAAGAAGGAACTCAGTTAGCAAAAACTTTGCTGGGTTTTATTCACAAGAAGTTCTTGGTTTGGATGATCCGAGAGGGGCGATTATAACTAAAACATATTTTATTAATATTGCAAATACTTCACAAACAGGATTGCAATTAGTAGCTAGGATTACAGGAAATAGAGAAAGAATGGTAAGACAGTCTGAAGATCCTGCTTCCTATTCTTCAGCGAGCCCAGGTGCAATAACATCTGGTGCTACTATATTACCAGCAACATACTCATGGTTAGATAATAGTTCTATTAATCAATCAGATGGCAGACAAACATATAGAGGAGATGATCAAGATTACAATACAGTTAGAAAATATGATTTAACACCTATTCTTTTAACTAATCCTGATGTTACTGCAAGTACACAGTATGGGCAAATGATATCAGTACCACCATTTCAGTCAACTCAGAATAAGAATCAATTTATTTATAGTAGATATAGTGATGTATCTGCAGAAGGTGATTTTTATAGCTACATTAATCCTGAACAAGATTATACTTTTAATTTAGATACTATTGAAAACTTTTATAGTAGTATTACTTTTCTCAACACAGGAGCACCTGCTACTGAATTTATTTGGGGTGGAGGTTTTGATGCAAATGGATTACCTACCACAAGACCTGCGTACCCTGCTAATCCAATAGTAGGTAATTCAGATGATGATATAACAACAGTTTCAATTGCTCACCCATTTTTGATTAATTATCAAGCATATAGAAATGCGTATATTAATTTAACTGGTGATACTGCTACTTTACCAAGCACACCTACATTTCCACTAAACTGTAATAGCACTGGTAGTGTTATATTTAGACAATCAAAATTTGCACCATTACCTTCAGATAGTACAATTGGAACCCAACAGGCAATATACCTTAATGAAAATGTTACAGATTTAATTGCATTATCAACAACATTGCAACCAGGACTTTTTGATACTGGGCAAACCTTAGAGGCTAGTCCATCATTATCGACTGCTGCATTAGAAAACCTATGGGATACATCTGCAGCAGGTTATGTTGCAGGTGGCTATAGTAGAAATGCAAAAAGCTCATTTGAAGGGTTTGATCAATATACGTTAGGTAAACAGTCATGTGGATCTTATTTGTTTATTTCATCAGATAATCATCAAAACATTCAAGTAGACGGTGATTCTATACAGTCTCAAAAGGTTATAGGTTTTGGTCAGCAAAATGCAATTAATATTCCATTAGTATTTCAATATAGAATGACTGATTACTTCGGGATTCAAGGAGGTACTGGTATAGGAAACATTGGTGGGGATGTTAATGGCTCAATTGTTAATCTTACATATGCAAAAAGAATAGGAATTGATATTTATCCTAATAATTCAGATGTTGTACAATATGATATTGAAATTAATGCTAAATATAGATCTGATAGATTAAGCATAGATGTATTCCCAGCCAAAACAGTAACAAAAGGATTAAATGATTTAGAGAAAGTAGTAGCAGGATTAAGACCATCATTAAACCAAACAAGTATATCTAGAAGACCATCACTATTAAATGTGGACGGTGGACGTGGACCTTTGCAAAGGGATTTTTAATCTTAATTTATTTTAACTTTATCTTTGGTGAATAAATAAAAAAAGTGAAAGATAAATGGCTGAAAACTTATTCGATAAAGCATCATATAGTTTAATTAGAACTAATCCTAAATTAACTGCTAATGTAAAGGTTGTATCTGACGGTATAGATATTTACCTGGAATCCTTTAGTGCTAATACAAGACTATCTTCTCAAAAATTTAAAGCATTTAAAGTTGATAGTACAAGTAGCTATGATCAAGATGTTTTTAAATTCTTTGATTTTGGTAAATTTCCAATAGAAGCTGCATATGAAGTATTCCAAGAATATGAAGATGCTGCAGTACTTTCAAAATATGGTAATCAGTATGAAATGTTTTATTGTGCTGGTACTAGGTCGGTTGCATCAGAGTCTTATTCTCAGAGTTTAGCTACATTAGCTCCTCTTTGGTTAAATGAACAATTGCCTAATTATTTTGTAATTTTTAGATTAGATAATCCGGCTGCCGTAAATAATCTTCGTGCAGCAACAGAAAATGCGAATACTGCAAACGCGCAAACTTCAGCTGATTTTAATAAAAATGTTTTAGAAAATTGCACTGCAATTAAAACTTTTGATTTAACAGAAGCTACTCCACTAGGTTCTTATATTAGGAATTATAGAAATCAAGAAAGCTTTCCTGAGGTACCATTAAATATTTCATGGAGAAAGGATGAGCCTATTTTATGGAATGGCATATCTTATAAAAGTGGAGGGTTTACTAGTTCTGGTAATTTTGCTTATGAAGATTTAGTTGTTAAGGATTCTACTATTATACAAGATGAATACTTATTTACACAAGGATTTCAAAATAATGGTATTCTTTTAGCTAATCTTTTAAATATGGAATTTCTATTTGATGATCCTACCGCTAGTGATTATTCTATTAATAGATATTTTGGTATGTATGTTAATGATATTGAGGAAGGTAAGTTTGATATTTCAGGTGAGGCTTTTTATAAAGGAACTTCAGTAGAGAAAAGCCAACAGCCTACAATAACTACTGTAACAGAAGTATCACAGTTTTTAAATACACCATTTGAAATGACAAATGAAAATGGTATATTATTATATTTAGATCCTACAAAAACAGAAACTATTACAGGATTACCAACACCACCTCGGGTTAATGAGGTTGAATCAATATTTTATGTTAAAGATAAAGAAGATGATTTTCATACGATTAAGAAAGGTTCATTCTGGGATAAAAATCAAATAAGATTATTTGATACTAAGGTTGATATATCTTTATTTACAGGTTATAAAGAACCTGATACTTTTGCAGATGCAAGTATTATTAATAGAGCTGGTGTGGCACAAATGTATATTAAAGTTTTAAAAAATGTACAAGAAGGGTGTAGCATTTCTTTTAGTGATGGTGTAGATTTTACTGGCAAAATATTTGCTAACAGTACACTGGCAACAGTACCAGGCAAATCCTTTGAAAGATTTTTTAATCCTAATGGTACAATACAGGAAGTAGCCCAATCTATAGCCTCTGCTATTAATAAAGGTATAGATGAAAATATCAGATATTTTGTAGCTTCTTTTAATGATAGTACAGTTTACATTAAATCTAGATTTAGCGGCAATCGATTTGATAGATTAAATTTTAAAATGGATGTTGACTATCCTGAAATGTTTACACAATTAGAAACTTACCCAATAACTTCAATTACAGTACCAGAAAAAAACTTTGTTGGTGGTAATGATGTGAAGAATAGTTTATTAAAAGTTAAACTAGGGGATCAAGATAGATTTATAGAGGGTAATTTTATACAGACAACCGGTGGTTTTGCTGAAATAGGAGAATGGGTTCCTTATACTGATGAACCTATCTATAATGGGTTAGATGAAATAATTGGGTATACTGATATTGATAAGTATGTAATTATTACATGTAATAATAATCAAATAATGGTCACAAGATCTAACCAAGTAGCATTATATTCAGATTATAAACCTTCATTTGGTAGATTCTCGTTTTTTAATGTTAGGGATTTTGATTTTGATTTTTACAGTACGCTTTATAGTGAAGAAGGTGAATTGGCTTTTGAAGAAGCAGAATATAATCAACTACAGGATGGAGCAGTTAGACCGTTTGGAATAAATGATTATGTTGGGGTAAGTAAAACCCCAGAAATTAGAAACTTTTATGATAATGGTGGGTTTTATAATCTTATTGGATTATTAAATGATGCTGAAAAACAAAACCCTGAAGACGAATATATTAAAAGTGAATATGTTAGACTAGAGGAAAACTTTTTAACATCACAGGCTGCAATATCTAGAATTACACCTTACATTAATAAATGGGGGTGGGTTAATGATGGAAAAGATGTTAGAAATCACCCTTATAGATTAGATGTTAATGAAGCGTTTGGTTTAAATAATTTTGCACCGTCTAAATGGGATAAGATTCAGGAATCTAGTGGATATACACATGAGTGGTATTATTTGTCTGAATTTCCAGAATATTTTACACCGGACGCTATTAAAAGTTCTTGGAGTTATATTGATAAAGCTCCTACCGATAATACTGAAGCTAATTTGATAACGGGCCAGGTTTTTGTTCCAGGAACTTTTCAAAATGTTAATACAAATTATTTTGATGATTATTTTATAATACAAAAATTTACTACTGGTGGAACTATTACAGAGATAGATAGACAATTAAGATATGGTAGATTTTCTGGTGGTAATGAAAAGAATTTTGCAGAAACATTTTTAAGAGGTGTTAGGGTTGTTGTTAAAGATAAAGCAATAGGTACCGAAAAGGCAGATTTTAACGCTAGGTCATTATCTTATGTAAATAATGGATCATTTAATGATTATAGGTTTTCCGTTATATATGTACCTAATTTACCAGATAAACCAGAATTTGAAATTAAGTTTATAAAGAACGAAAAGTGGAAAACTGTAGTTATGCTAATCTCTATTGCATATGCAGTAAAATGTTTAAATGAAGAAGGGTCATTATCTATTATAGATAGAACAAGTTTATATTCACTTAATAGTAATTATACCACTGTAGCAGTAGGAGTAGATGCATGCGCGCCTATTAATGATGTTGTTACTACTTTTGGTAGTTTAAAAGGAGGTACTGGGTATACTGGTGCTACTGGTGTTGCAACAACGGTTTCTCCAGCTGGAGGATCAGGTGCTACGATTACTACAATAACAAGTGGAGGTGCAGGATCACCTGTAACAACTGCAACTTTAGTCGCCGGCGGTGCTGGATATAGTATTGGAGATGTATTAACTATTACTGGAGGTGGTGCAGATGCTACTGTGACTGTTACTGCTATTGCTACAGCCTACGACTACCAACCTACAATAGTAAGAGGTGCGCCTTCGTTTGTATCATCAAGTATAGACTCACAAGGTTTTACTATACTTAAGTTTCAACCTGATTCAGCTGGCACATTACCGGAATTAGTAAACGATGTTAGGATTTTGGCTGATGGTAGCTTTGGGAAGATTCAATTTACAATAGATGGGGATAATTTTGTAATTGCTAAAATTGCTTCCGTTGTAAGTAATAATACTCTTAAGATAAATCCTGGTGGAGTTACTAAAAATGGTGCTGTAATACAACTACCAACCCCATCCCCGAGTAATGCCGAATTAATAATCGCAGTGTATAAGATATCGGAGGGTGGCTATCAGCAGTTTACTAGGAGTTTAAACAGTTCTTCATTTGGAGAATTGTTTGATGCAGTAAATCAAGGTAACCCTATGGTTATTTATGAAACAATAAACAGTAGTGGATCTCAAGTTAAAAATAGTGACGGTTCATTGGCTCAAACTTTTGGAATAGAGCTTAGGGCACAGGCTGATATACTTAAATCAATATATGTAGGAGTGCTACCTGATCCTGCTAAACCAACTACATTTAACTTAACTGATGTTGTAGGTTATGATTTATCTTTACAAGAAAAACCTAGGATAACTCCATTTGCTAGGCATGCTGGTTATTATGCACCTTATGCATTACCATTACTTTCATTTAGAGATCCTTATCAAAATTTAGATTTTGATGAAGTTACTGGTGGTGTAATTATTAATGATGCATCATATAAAATAAAAGTAATGAACTTGTGTAAATATAAAAATTCACAATTTAATAGTTCTGATTTAAAGTTTGGGCAAATACAAAATTTCTTTTATCATAAAGTAAATGAAGAAGACCCTTCTACTGTTTTAGAATTATCTAAAGAAAGTGCATTTCCTAGTTTATATCCTCTTATTAATGAAATAGGAATTGATTATGAAGATTTTTATATGTTTTCTTCAAACTGGGAACCTTCTTATTTTACTAAAAGTATTGATAAAGCTCAAATACAAAAGATTATTGGTACTAGATCAATGCTTGAAAGAAAATCATTCTTTGGATCTAAATACCTTAAAATTCCAGAAGAAATAATATTAGAAACATTTAAACCTGATCCTTTTGTAAAGGGTGCTATTAGACAACCTAGTTTAATAGATGGAACATTTATGCACCAAGACCAACCTTCAGTAACAATTAGCAAAAGAATAATAAAATCAGTAGGCGTTTTAAATAATAGGGTTGTTAATACAAAACCATCAGCGCCGTTAGAAACATTCTATTTATTTAATGAAAAAAGATTAACAGAATTTTTGTTTATTCCAATTAAAAAACAATTTCAAAAATATGTAAAAGATTTATATGGGTGGGGTAATTTAGAAACCTTAGATGATGATGTAAATGAATATATAAGAGAAAACATATTAAAATTATATAAAGTAGAAAAAGTAGATTTTTATACTTTAGCAAGCAGAAGTAAAGCAGGTTCTACGTATAGCACAGCCGAATTAACTAATGCACAAAAAATTAGTAATGGCTTAACTATAAATAATAATGTAGGATCAAAAACCTTAAATACAAATGCATTTGATTTAAAGCTAATATATAATAAAAGAACAGGTTTCTCTGAATCATATGGGTTCAGTGTAACAATAGTTAAAAAATAATAGAAAAGAAATGCCAATTACTATACAAGAAATAATAGCATCGGATACTATTTCACAACTGGTCGATAAAACAAATTTTAATTTTGATCAATTGTTACTTAATGGTGGAGGGCCTGCTGGACCGGCCGGTAGCCAAGGGCCTGTTGGGCCTGGTGGGGGAAGGGGCCCACAAGGAACTACGTGGTATGAAGATACTGCTAGCGTTGCACCAGGAAATACTCCTATTGCAGTACCACCAACCGCAACACCCTTACCAAATGATTACTATTTACAATTTAATGGTCAAGTATGGGAATATACTGGACTAACATGGTCAATTACTACTATAAACTTAACTGGGCCAGTTGGACCAGCCGGGCAAAGTGGTGGGTTTGGCGATTCATTCGGTTCGCCTGGTATAAATGAAATTACTGCGCTCTATAATGCACCGAATGCAGCTTCTTTAGGTGCCGGCACTACTGCAGATAACGAAGGTATACCATCTATTATGATTGGTGGGGCAGTAAGCACCACACAATCTCTTACTGCCTTTCCATTAACTAATGCATATATAATTCCAAATGATATTGCTACAGATGTTATATCTAGTAGAGTATCAACTATTATACATCAAAAAAATGCTACAACTAAGGCTATAGTCTTTCATGGTGGTAATGCAAATCTAGCTGAAAACTTTGAACAATCAACATTTTCCAACTTATCTAGTATTGGTATCGGTACAGATGATAAATTTGTAATAAATGGTGCAGGCGCAAAACCTTCAACATCACCTGTGGGAAACCTAACAAATGTAGTTGGTTTTAATGTTACAACAGAAAAAAGAGGCCAAAACTATGAAGCAGGTAAATTTGTAACTTTTTCTACTGGTCGTGATAATATTCCATATGCAGGAATACCTTCAGAAGATTCTCCTTTTAAAATTGATGTAGGAAACGGTGCAAGCACGACCGGTAATAGTTTTGAAGTATCGGTTAGCGGAACCGCAGGAAACTCCTTGCTTAGACTAGGTAATATAGCTCCAGCAGTTACAACAAATACTGCAACAGGTTCATTTGGATTAGAGGCTAGTCTAGTACAAGTAGCAACAAGCCCTGCTGGTGAAATTAATTTATTTTCAGGTGGTGCTATTAATTTAGATACTACAAAGAATATTACATCAAATGGTTCTGGTGCTATAAATCTATTAACAAACGCTGGAAATATTGGTTTAAGAACGGTGAGTGCAAATGATTTAACTACACAACTAGGTAATATTAATATTACACAAGGTGGTGTAAGTGCTGGTGCCAGAGGAAATATTATTATTGAAAACAAATCAACACTTCCTGCAACCCTCCCTTCTACCGGTGGAAATATAAATCTGAAAACAAATACTGGAAATGTTGATATAATTACTGGGGGAACATTAACAGCTACTTTTCGAGGCGGAGGAAATGTGGGGATAGGAACTGATAACCCATATACTCTTTTACATCTAAAAAAAGACACTGCTACGGCTGGCAGCGAAAGTATTATACTTTTAGATAATAGGCAAACAGGTACATCTAGTTACTACTCTGGTGGTTTGTGGGGAGCAGGCTATAGGGATGTTGCAAATCCAGGTTATTTAGCTGGTATAGATTTTCTAAGAACTTCTCAGTCTGGGGGTCTTAGCTCTGCAGGAGAAATGATATTTTATACTACCACTGTTGCTAACTCTCTTTCAGCCATTAGAACGTCTAATGAAAGAATGAGAATTAACTCAGCAGGTAACGTAGGTATTGGTACAAACGTACTAACCAACACCGGTCTTACTATAAAAGAGCAGTTAACTATAGGAACAATAACAACAGCAACCACAGAACCTACAAGTGCATTAGTTGCAACAGCTGATGGTTTGGTTAAAAAAATAACAGCAGCACCTATACCCCTAGGAGGTATAATAATGTGGTCAGGAAATATATCCAACATTCCTAATGCATTAGGATGGTTCCTTTGTGATGGTTCAACACAAAATTCAGTAGTAACCCCTGATTTAAGAGATAAATTTATAGTAGGGTCAACCGCCGATAATGCTGATACTACATACCCTAGTCTACGACCTGGTGCAACCCTTAGCAATACTGCGGCAAATGCAGTAGTTGTATCACACCAACATACGTGGACAGGATCTATCAGTCCATCAAACCACAATCATGGATATACCGGAGTTTATGGGACTGGGTGGCCAGATGAGTCAGGTGATAGAACTCCAGCTGGGGGTGGTAATTCTTATCCTGTGAAAAGTCAAACAAAATCAGTCACGCTCGGGGTTGGAGGAACTGTAGGGGCCACAGGAGTATCAGCTACTAACGCAAACTTACCACCTTACTATTCTCTAGCATATATTATATATGTTGGCGTGTAAGAATAATTAATTTAATTTAAATAAAATGACAAGAAAAGAAATAAATGATTTAAATGGTTTTGTAAGCAGGTATAGGGAAATTCAACTTTCTTTAGATCTGATGCAAAAAAGTATTGAGAGTTTAGCAAAGAAAAGAGATGGTCTTTTTGAAGAAGTTGATGGAATGAAACTTAAAGAAAAAAAGTTTATTGATAAAATTGCTAAAAAATATGGTGCTGCCGAAGTAACACCTAATAAGTTAATGAAGTATATAAAATGATTTTAATTATTAAAAACATTCTTGGTATTCTAACAGACCCAAAGAACACTAGAATGTTTTTATTGGGTGGGATTGGAATATTATTATTTTTATTGGTTAGACAGTGTAATGAAACTGAAGAAGCAAAAGGAGAGGTTACAAGATTTCAAAATAATCTTTCGGCAGCTAATGATACTATTCTTAATTATGTAAATGAGAACGGTGAATCTGTTGGTGAGATTAAAGGTTTAAATTTATCTTTAGAAGAATTGAGAGATAGTTTAGAATATGAAAAAGGTAGACCGCCTATAACAATTGTTAAATATAAAACAATCATTGAAGAAAGAATAGTTAAAGTTCCAGTTAAAACAAAAGACACTGTAGTTAAACAAGATGGTATTGAATTTGGTTCGGTATTAAGTTTTAACTCAAAGAATGAATGGGAAAAGAGCTCAAGATTAATTGATGTATCTTTACCTTATACTTTTAAAGATAGTTTAATGTTTGGTTCTGCAACAATAGAGTTAAAACAAAATATATGGTTAGATGCAACGCTATCACAAGATCAAAATAACAAGGAAGTTTTTATAAAATTAACTTCTGATTATCCTGGTACAACATTTAATAATACACAAGGGATTATGATTGATCAAAATAGTCTTGAGTTTAAAAGTATACAAATGAAAAATAGAAAACCTTTTGGTTTCGGAATTAATATGGGTATGGGTATTACTGGAGATGGTAATTTTGGACCTTATATTGGATTAGGAATTTCTTGGAATCCAAAGCTTTTGCAATGGTAAATAAATAGAATAGAATGGAATCATCAAGGTTTATACAAATATCTGAGCAAATACTTATAGAGTATGTTTATACTAGTCAGGCAACACCGACTACGTTTAATACTGCTACATACCCTATTGAGCTTATGAGGGATACTAATACTAAAGGAACTTATTTCTTTAATACCGATACAGTTTCTGCTGTGATGGGTAATTATAGAGATATTTCTGCAGTGTCTAATAATACAGCTAGAACACAATATGTTTCACTAGATACTGATATAGGTGTTCCATATAATGACTTTAGTCCAGCTCTAACCGATTCAGCTAATCTTTTACAAACGTTTACTCCGGAATTAGATGTGGCTTATGACAAGATCAGAATTCATTTTATTTCTGGATTTAGTTTTGAAGGATTTGATGGAATTGTCTTTGAATCATTAGCACCAAGGAGAGATGGTGTAATGTTAAATCTTTCATCAATTAATTTCTTAAAAACAGATACCCCAACATTTAATCCTGATCCGTTATTAATTGCAGATAAATTATATGCTACTTTTATTGAATGGAGAGTTCCTTCATTATATTATATGAATAATTTATTTACTGCATCAGATGCAAACGGTGTTGCTTATAAATTAACAGAAGGGCAAGGGTTTCTTGGAACTCCTGCTATAACATTAAAAGCAAGTGGTATTTTTCAAACTATTACTGAGAATGCATATAGCTTTTATGAAATGCAGGAAATTAATTCTGTTTCAATTTTAAATAGAGATATTTATGATAATTTATATGCTGAAGTAAAACAATCAGACGGTGGAGATTATTTTGAATTATCAGGACAGGTTACGGGATCTACGTTTAGTAATTTTATTGCTCAATTAAATTCATCAGGCGGTAACTACGTTGTTTTTCATGAAATAAGTGTTACAGAACAAATTGGGCAAGTATTTTCACAAACAAGTTTTCAAGTAATATCACAGGATTCTTTATATGACGAGCCAGTATTATTTAGACCAATTATTAAAAACGCAAACAGTGCAGTTTCATTTTCTATTGCTTATGTATTAAGATTATATAATAGAGCTGACGCTACACAGATTATTAAAAATGCTAAGTTAACTTCATTTGATACTCAAAAATATGGACCCCAAATGATACAAATTAATTTAGGCGTTGTTCCAACTGTAGCTAATGTTTACAATCAAATTAATAATGATACAGGTAAACAATTGGTAATAGGAACCGGTGGAGCTGGCGCAGGTAGTGGTATAACTACTGCGAATACTTCGGAACAAATTGTAGAGAAATTAGTAGTAAAGACTAGTTATGTAACTACCTTTAGAGATAGAATAAAAGTTAAGGCTGCAATTTCTCCAGTTAAAATACAAACAATAACACAAACCAATGGCAGCGAAACAGAATAAATTATCAGTAGCCGAGCAAATTCAGAAAAAGGCTATAACAAAACAAGTAGTTGGTGGGGTGAACACTAATATATCATTAACCAAAACTGAAAAGGAATTTTACCAAAGATTTGTTAATCTTTCAGTTAACGAGATGCCGTTGCCGCAAGGAGATGGTATGATAAGAATATCTCCGTTTGACGATTATTTTCTTTTTACGCTGTATGATGAGGTGGATGGCGAAGATACCCCAATTGATTTAAGTAATGTAGGAACATTATATTTAAACTTTATAGGAGATACTGATGATATAGATATAAAAAACCACACACAAGTAGAAGAAGTTGACTTATCACAAGGTGAAGTATTATTTAGAATAACGCGATCTGATAGTAAAAAGATATTAGCATTAAATAATAATAACTTTTACATCTCTACAAAAATGATTGATCCTAATGATGGATCTACTTCTGATGAATCAGTTTTATATCAAGGTATATGGCTAGCCGTTGATGATGCAAATAGAGTAGCTCTTACTAGACAAATTGAAGAATTACGTTTAGAATATAGTATATTACTAGCAAGCTTACAAAATGATGTAGCAATGATTAAAGCAGAAAATGCAGAGTTATTAAATTCTGCTGAAGAAGATGATTTAACTATTATAAGATTACAAAACAGTAATGACGAATTAACAAATGAATTAGCAGAGCTTAGTAAAGAGTTAAAATCTACAGTCATAGAACAAATTAATCGTAGAGCTAAGGACGCTATTGCATTTAGTCTTAAACAACAAAAAAAGAAGCAGCAAATAATAGCAATTAAAAAACGTGCAACAGTTGCACAAACAAAATCTAAACAAATAGGATTCTATACAAATGCTGCTAGGAATTTACAAAATTTTACAATAGGAAGAAATTCAATAGGAAACCGTTTTCGTGGATTCTTTGATGATGCATACGGAGATAGAAGAAGATATTAATAAATTATGATATTAAGCGCAAGAAATAACCAATTTAAATTTGACTTCCCTAGAAATTTTATACCTGAGCCAATTGCTAAAAAGTATAAACCATTTCTTAATAGGATACCAGGCGGTTTAATAAAAGAACCTATAGATTATTGGAATTATGGTATACAGTCATTAAATTTACCAGGACCATCATTTGATCCAGTAACACAAGTAGATTATCCAGGTAACCAACGTGCATTTAGATCTAGTTTACCTAAGCAACAATTATTTGATAAATCATTAACTGTTACTATGCAGGCATTTGACGGTTATGTTAATTATTGGATGGCTGTTGAAATGTTTGATTACTATTATAAATTAAGTGGTAAGCATCCTTATTTACCGGAAGGTGTTGGTGTGCAAATGTTAGATGCAGATGGTACAGTATTTGTCACTATTCAATTAAAGGATATGTTTATTTCAAATATAGGTGCATTGGATTTAAACTTTTCAAGTAACACTATTGAATTCCAAACTTTTGATATTGAATTTAGTTATAATGTCTTAGATGTCGTTGTTAACGTAGCTTAATATATAAACAAATAAAGAATACAAATGAAAACCTTTAAAGATTATTTAACCGAAAGCAAAGAAGACTCTTTAGACATACAGGATTTATTAAATGAATCTCATGAGCTAACTAAAGAACAAGATGCTGCAATTGATGTAGCAGTAGAAAGAATTCTCGAAGCTCAGAAAGAAGGTAAAAACTTAGAAGACTGCGTTGAAGAAATAATTAATGAAGGTTTACTAGGAAGTATCTTTGGTGGTTTAACTGGTTTTGCTTTAGGTAAAACTATAGGTAAGGCTGTAGCTAAAGTATTAGGTGTTACTAAAGGTGTTCTTTATGATTTATTAACCTCACGTCTTGTAGGTGCTGCGCTAGGTGCAGTTATCGGCAAGAGAATATAATTAGAATGATTCACATAGGAATTGACTTTTCATTAAATAGCCCTGGTGCCTGTATTGAAACAGCCGACGGTAAATATCACTTTATAACTTTTTTTAATTACGGAAATCGTATATGGGATGAAGAAGGTAGAAAAATACCTAAATCATTTAGTGTGCATAAAGAATTAATGGATGACTCTGCTTTATTAGGATTTCCTTACAATAGAGATGTAACTAGTAAAGAATTTTTACCTAGAGAACGACAAAAGTTACAAGATGCTGGAAATATAAGTTCTCTTATGGTTAATATATTTTCTACATTATTTGAAGGAGATGAAGTTTCTGTTGCCTTAGAAGGATTTTCATATGGCTCTAAAGGTAATTCATTTATAGACATAATTCAATATAATACATTTTTAAGAAAGGAACTAATAGATAAGTACTCTATTGAAAATTTATCTGTCTTTCAACCATCTCATGTTAAAAAATTGGCTGGGAAAGGAAATGCTAATAAACATTATATGGCTAAAGCATTCCAAGATGATGTCCTTAATGATAAGAGCTTAAGATCTAATAAATTATGGAAATGGTGTCAAGGAAAAGACTTCAGCATTAAAATTCCTAAACCCATTGATGACATAGTCGATGCCTACTTTATACTTAAAGCACTAAAGGCTAATAACTAGATACTTTTCTTTCTCTGAGTAGTTAAAAATTATATTGCAACATGTTAACTTTGTTTCAGCTTTCTATGAAAAAAATTAAAATAAAATGATAAAACCTTTAGGAAATAGAATATTTTTAGATAAAGATGAACAGCCAGATAAAAAAGGCAGTATAATTTTACTAAAAAAAGAAGGCCAATTTGCCCCACCATATTCAGGAACTATAGTAGGTGTAGGTAATGGTGTAGAGGACACTGATTTTCAAATAGGTATAAAAGTTCTTTTCCATGATTTAGCTGGTAGTGAATTTAAATATAATGGAAAAACTGTACTAAGTTTAAGGGAAAGGGATATAACTGCAATAATAGATAAAAAGATTAGAGTAGTCTGAAACAAACTGACTTAGGGGATATATAATAAACAAAGGTACTAAAAAGTTTGGTACTTTTAAACTGGCGATAACAAGGCAAAATAAATAGGCAATTAAATAAGTAGTTTAGGCATAGAGCTTTGTTATCAATTATAAATTAATAATAACAAAAAAAGGCAATTAACATGGCAAATGAATTCGACATTTTTAATGTAAGTGTAAAAGATTTAGACACTGGCGAAAGACCATCTACCGCAGGTAGTGATCTCTATTCACCTAAACCAGATCAAGGACAGGACGGAACTTACCGTTCTTTAATTAGGTTTCTACCTAATGCTAAAAACCCAAGAAAACCATTCGAGCGTAAATATGTTTACTGGCTAGAAGACAGAGAAGGAAACGGCTTTTATGCTGACTCACCATCTACAGTTGGAGAAAAATGTCCAGTACAGGATATGTTCTTTAAACTGAGAAACTCTGAATCTGCTGTAGACAAAAAAATGTCAGAAGGTTTAAAGCGTAGAGAAGTATTTTATGCATTGGTACAAATCGTAAAGGATCCACAAAACAGAGATCTTGAAGGGCAAGTTAAAATTATGAAATTTGGTTACAAAATCAAAACTAAAATTGATGAAGAACTGAATCCACAATTTGATGAACCTACTCAAGTATTTGATCCGTTTGATGGAAAGAACTTTGAATTGGTTATTTCTAAAAAAGCAGGATTTCCTAATTATGACTCAAGTAAATTTCATGGAAATAAATCTCCAATGACAATTAAAGGTGAGCCTGTATTAAATGATGATGCAAGCCGTAAATCAATTTTAGATTTATTAGGTACTGCACCAGATTTATCAAGCTGGGGTTATAAAGCATGGGATGATGTAGTAAGAGGAAAGGTAATGAATGTATTATCGCAATTTACATCTCCTGGTGATTCAATCCAAAACATCACAAGATCAAAACCGGCACCATCTACACCAAGTGTAACTGAGGCTGCTTCAACTAAAGCAACAACTGAAACAAAGGAATCTCCTAAAGCTGAACCTGCAAAGGAAGGTGAAAAAGCAGATGACTTTGATGATTTCATTAATGGTTTAGATCTTTAATAATTATGGCAGAAGAAGTAATAATATCTTCTGAAATGAAAGCTCGGATCATTAATAAGGTGGTCCGAGTTCTTCATGCTAACCACACTCATCCAGAAAAAAGAAGAATGTTGGAGAGTAAAGGTAGGCTAAATTTTGCTTGCCCATACTGTGGAGATTCTCATGATAACATTAGAAAGAAGAGAGGTAATCTTTATTGGAATGATTTATTCTTTCATTGTTATAACTGCTCTGCACATGCATCATTAGATGTTTTTTTAGCAGAACATAATGAAAACTTTGAAGGCGATGATAGAATTGATGTAATTAATTATATTAAAGAAAATCGTAAACACTTCTCATTAGGTGAAAATTTAGATTTTTATCTATTTGATAAAGCAAAACAATTAGCATTAAATTTTGATGAGATAGCACTAGGTTTTAATGTTTATCCAATTAATTCTTTAACTTACCAAGCATATCCTTATTTAAAGAGCAGGTTACTTCATCATAAAACTGAAAGGTTTGGTTTTGATCCAAGGCGTAGAGAACTATATGTTTTTAATTTAACACCCGAAGGTAAAATATTAGGATTTCAGACTAGAGACTTAGGTGGCAATAGTGGTCCTAAATATAAAACATGGAACATAGAAAGAATCTATGATAGGCTAAAATTAAAATTAGATGTAACTGAAGAAGAATTAGATAACCTAAATAAAATATCAATGCTATTCGGTATTTTAACAGTTGATATGGCTAGAGACTTTTCTATATTTGAAGGGCCTATTGATGCAATGTTTATGAATAATTCTATTGGATTAACTGGGGTTAAAAAACAGATAATAGAATTTAATGAAATACCTACTGCTCGTTATTTCTTTGATAATGATATGGAAGGCAAAACCAGAATGATTGATAAATTAAAGAGTGGGCAAACTGTATTTATGTGGGATAAGTTTTTAAAAGATTTTGATATTCCATCAAGAAAAGTTAAAGATTTAAATGATTTAGTTAAATGGGAGTTCAGCAATAGATCTGGGTGCTTAGGTGACCTAGATAAATACTTTACAAAAGATTCATTAGATATTATTTTTATATGATGAGTTTAAAAAATTATAATAATTTTGTGAGTGAAGAGGTAGATGACTTTTATAAAGATTTAGAAAATAGTAATAAAAAGTTAAAATTATTTGCTACATTTAGTAAATCTGAAATAAAAAAAGTAAAAACTAATTTTTCTATACCAACACCTAAAAAGAAGTTTCAGCCTAAAGTAAAGGGTTTTAAAAAGATTAATAATGATAAAGGTATATTTTAATGGAGTATAATGATATGGCGACAGGGGGTGCTAATGAGGAATTAGCAAAGAGACTAGCTAAAGATAGAGATGATTGGAAAGTAAAAATAAGTCATTTAGTTAGCTTATTAAAAGAAGTTCGTCATTTAGCAGAATGCCAAGTAAACATGTTATCTTATAGGCAAATCTTATTAGATAAAATTACAGACTTTAAAACAACAAAACAAAAAAGACAAGGTGCATACGACAGATACTATAAAATTAAGTATAGGGAATATTCAATTGACTATGACATCAAATTAACAAGCGGAGAAAAGGTTGCTTTTATTAAAGCAGATTTATCTCATTTAAGAACCCAAATGGAAATGTTACAATCTCACATGGACTATTATCAAGAATGTATTAAAACTTGTGATAATTTAGCATTTGCTATTCGTAACAGAATAAACCTAGACGATAAAGAATATTAATGGAACTATCCCTATCTGAAAATAAAAAGTTTTTAGTTATAGATGCCTGTACTGAATTAGAGTATGAGCAGCTAAAGAGTAGCTTAACTAAAAAAATTGAAGGATGGAGATTCCACCCTTTGGTTAAAAAGAAGGTGTGGGATGGTAATGTTTCATTTGTTAAGAGAAATAAAATACCAGCTGGTTTATGGAAAGAAATATTAGATATTTGTAAAGATTATGATTTCCCAGTTACCTTAAATAATATAACTGATATATTTGATACTGAAATTAAAGAAGATGCATTTAGGTTATGGGTTACTGAAATTTTTAAAAAACAGCCAGATTTTAAACCTAGAGAATATCAAATAGATGCAGCATTTAAAATATTAAAGTATAGAAGATGTTTAGCTGAATTAGCAACGTCGGCTGGTAAAACTTTAATATCATTTATGGTAGTTGCTTATCTTATGGATAAATTAAATAAGAAAAAGATCTTAATGATTGTTCCAAATGTAAATTTAGTTTTACAAGCTACTGGTGATTTTGATGAATATAATAAAGTAGGTGTTCCGCTAAAGACTCAGCAAATATACGCTGGTGTAAAAATAAGAAAAAGTTCTAATCTAGTTATTGGAACATATCAATCTTTGGTTAAAAAAGATGAAGAATACTTTAGTCAGTTTGATGCGGTATTTGTAGATGAAACTCATAAAGCAAAAGCTAATTCTATTCAAAAGATTATGGATAAATGTTGGCATTGTGATTTTAGGTTTGGTTTAAGTGGAACAATACCTAAAAAAGGAACTGTTAATAGATTAAGCTTAATGTCTGCCATGGGTCCATTAGTTACTCAAGTTAAAGCAAACCAATTACAAAAAGAAGGTTTTATAGCTAGCTGTAAGGTTATGCAACTTCATATGGATTATGCAACTGATGCTCAAAAAGAATCATTTTCATTTTTATCTAAAAACCCACAAGATAGACAAAGACTATTTGGATTAGAGCAAAATTTTATAAATCAAAGTGAAAAGAGGTTAGATTTTGTTTGCCAAGTAATTAAAAAGTCAACAGCAAATTCATTAGTACTATTTCATAAGATAGCATACGGTGAAAAAGTATATAATAAATTAAGACACATAACTGATAAAAAGGTATATTATGTAGATGGTTCAGTTAATGTAGATATAAGAGAAGAATTTAAAAGTAGAATGGAGAAGAATGATGATGTTATTATTGTAGCATCTTATGGTACTTTTTCTACTGGTATTTCAATTAAAAATATACATAATATCTTTTTTACTGAAAGTTTTAAATCTGAAGTAATTATCAGACAAAGTATTGGTAGAGGGTTAAGAAAGCATGCATCAAAAGATGTTGTAAAAATCTATGATTTTATAGATGATTTTAGATATAAGGCCGAAGACCATGATTGGGTTAATTATATCTACCGCCATGGTATTGCTAGGCGAACAATATATAAAGAAGAAAAGTTTCCATTCGAAGTTCAGAACATAAGATTCTAATATAGAATATCTTTTCACTAAGACATGGATATATAAAAAAAATAAAAATAACTAAAATGAAGTCAATCAAAAAGTTTTCTGCAATGACTGCAAAAGATCAACCGATCACCGAGTCAGCAAAAGTAACAAAAGAAGCTGTTGATGAATTGATCAAAAAGATTGGTTTTGACAGTATAGAAGAGTTAAAAAAGGAGAAAGATCTTCTTTCAAAACTCGAAGCAATGTCTAAGACGTTTGCAAAAAGTAATGATATATCTGAGGATGAAATCGAAGAAGATAGAGCCGATGATATTGAAGATGAAATAAAAGCTAAAGGATCTCCAAAGTCTTTAGAAGGTACTGAAGGCAAAGGCAGCGATGAAGAAGTAGTTGATGCTGAAGTTGAAGAAGTTGAAGAAGAAGTTGAGGATGACTTAGTTTCTGATGAACAAGAAATCACAAAAGAAGTTCCTGCTGAAGCTGATGAAGTTGAAGATGAAGATGGTGTAGATGTTGCTTCTGAAGAAAAAGAAACTCCTAAAGCTACAAGAAGAATTATGGCTTTCGAAGATTTCATTAAAGAAAAAGAAGAAACTATTAATAAAAACATTTCTTATCACGATGATGATGAAGAGCCAGAAGATTATGCTGTTCCTGTAGCAGCCTCTGCTGATCCTCTTGCTGAAGGTGCTGAAGCTAAAGGTAAAGAAGATGAGAAAGAAGGTGATGAGTTAGAAGATAAAGGAGATAAGAAAGTTGATTCTGAAGATGATAAAGAAAAAGCAGACCATTATAAAGGAGCTGTTAAATCTGATGATGCTCAAATTAAATCTTTAAAGAAAGATGCTAAGTTTGATAAANAAGAAGAA